TCACAAGACTGCTACCCCGATAAATGCACTTTCAATTTGATTCATTTCCTGCTGTTTTGTATCTGGCAAGACATGAGCATACAGATCTGCAGTCATTGCCAGGGAACTGTGTCCCAGAATCTTTTTTAATGTCTGCATATTTCCGCCCTCTTCTATGTAACGGGTTGCAAAAGTGTCTCTAAAAGCATGGTGAGTAAATCTTTCGATTTCTATGCCCTGCTGCCGGAGTCTTTTTAAAACGTTATCTATAGAATAACCTACGGAATGTGAAGAGACTGCTGTCGCTCCTCTGCTGCCAATAAAAATAGGGTTGCTTATTTTTTTTACAAAAATATCGCCGTAAACCAGAGTGATCTTGTCTTTTTGCATTTGCAGAATCTTTTTGATCGTATCATTCATAGGAATATCACGTTTGCTGGTCTGCGATTTAGGCGATGTTTCTTCGATTCCACCGCCCTTTTTTCTGGATATGGTCTTAGTGACGTGGATCATATTGTTGATGTAGTCTATATCAGACCATTTCAGGGCATTGATCTCATTGATTCTCATACCAGTGCAGAGCGAAAAGCAGAAAAATTCATAGAGCCATTCTTTTTGTGCTTCTTTCATAAATATTTGCTGTTCCTCTCTGGTTAAGGCTCTGTGAATGGTTTCAGTTGCTTTAGGTCTGTCATCGGTTCTTAGCGGCTTTACACCGGCAGCAGGATTTTTGATAATGATTTCATCTCTGACAGCTTCATTTAGCACTGATTTTAAGATAATTAAAACACTATTTGTCGTTGATGCGCAAAGCTTTTGTGATAATTCTCGCTGTAACTTCAATACCGCCCGTTTCTCGATTTTCTGTATCTTTGTTTTTCCCAGTGCCGGTTTAATATGATTATCATATTTCGATCGAGTTTCATTGATACTGCTATTCTTTACGACTCCGATTCTGGACTTTTCCCATTCATCAAAATAGGCATCCAGAGTTATATTTTTGTTGGAACTATACAGCCCTGCCTTTATCGCTTCGCGGATTTCTGTTTCATTGTCAGTACATTCCTTCACAGTATGGCCATAGGCACTGTAACGCTTTCCATTTACGGTAAAACGCTTTTCAAATAGGCCGTTTTCCTTTTTTCGCATTCCTGATGGTATTCTTGCCATTCTTTCGCCCTTCTTTCTATCTTCAAAAGGGCAGCAGTTGCCGCCCCTTTCTATGATTGTCCTATTTTATTCCCAGAAAGCTACACACAAATCTGAAAATTGTGTATGTTTGGTCATAATCTGCTTTCTCTAACATCTCTATGAGTTTCTTTTTGTAGTCCATATTAATATCCTCTATTTTTTATTACTCTGGCAATGAATCTATAGAAGAATTCAAGCAGATTATCATCATTTACCTTCTGTAATATTTCAATAGTTTCTTTCTTGTAATCCATATTAGTACCCCCACTGTTTCTTAAATGAGACAATTACGTTATACAAAAATTTCAGAAATTTCTCGCTCTGGATTTCATTCAGAAAATTTTCAATTTCTTTTTTATAATTCATGTTATGCCTCCGCCACTTTCACATTATCTTTAATCCGCTTCACCATCAGATAATTAGCAAGGTTATGCACTCTCTTAAGGTCTTCCAGATCATTCATCATTAAAGCATCTATAATCAGCCAGAAACGTTCCTGCTCCTCCTCTGGCAGTTCCATAAATGCTTCATGGCTGGAACAAGCCACCTGAAAGAGTTCTGCCAGCTCATAGATGTGCTGTAATGATCTTCTATCTTTGTTAGCCTGGACAACGTCCATAATTGCCTTTCTACAAGGAACCTGAGTTAAATTACATTTCTCCATTGTTTTCTGCCTCCTGTTCCTTTTTAATCTGCTGGTTATAGCATCCTCTAACAAATCCAAAAGCTAAGTCTAATAGTTCTAAATCATCCATCCTTAACGCCATGCTAATAATATCTGACTGTCTGGACAGTACTCTGGCCTGATCGCGACTCATATTCCAACTTTCCTCCCAATCTTTCGCCTCTTCTTTTGCCTCTTCCAGCTGTTTTTTGAGATCTGCGATAATCTCTGTTGCAAGAGCTGCGCTTACTTCTTCTGTCTCCTGTGCCGGAACACTTGTGGCCTGCATCACTTCTACTGCTTCTTCTGCCTTTAATACTTCCTTTTTACTCATTTCTCATTCTCCTCTCTCTAACTCACGAATACTGTCACATACCTTTGCGGATATAAACCCACCAAAGAAAATCACAAGAACGTTCATTACTGATATCATTCTGTCCATTCCTTTCTTTTGTTGTCTGAGGGGAATGAGTATGTTATAATACGCACAGCCCCTCAATTTTGATCGTTTGTCGGGTTACTTTGCCTTTATCAGAGTTGCCGCTCTGGTAAGGGCTTTTTTATTAAATTGCTTCTACCTGAGACTTTCCGAAGAAACTGGCTTTATATGTTGCCCCATCTCCTCTGCTTCCCCAGATAAGAGAACATCCAAATAATGCTGATGCTCCATGCTGTACCTTATAACCAAGCTCTTTCCACTTAGTAAAGGTATTGGTTTCCTCCGTGATTCCTGCTGCATGTTTCGCATCTTCGATTCTCTTTGCATTGATTTCCTCTGCCTTTGCAGATAACCATGCTCTGTGAAGTGCTTCTGCAAAGCTGATATTCTTTGTCTTGCGGTAAACTTTCCATGCTTTCAACATGATCTTGCTGAGATTGTACTTCATATTGCTGTCCTCCTTTGCTTTTCAAGGCCCCTCAGCCCTTCAAGCATCTTCCTGACTATTGATATGCCCTATTGCGATTCTCACAGGTATATGGCTTGAAGTATTGGGGGCTTTCGGCTCTCCCGGCTGTTGTCTGTTCCCTTGAACTGATTATAGTATAAACATTTCTGTTTATAATGTCAATAGTTTTGTTTAAATAATTTCATTTCTTTTTTCCACTTTAATGTTGTCTTTTTAAATATTATCGTTTATAATTTATTTATATATTAAACATCAAATATTAGAGGTGAATTATTATGGCAGTTTCAGAACAGGTCAAAATATTATGTGTCAAACTCGGTATAAGTGTATCTGAGCTTGCTCGTTTATATGGTTCAAGTCCTCAAGCATTTAACCAAAAATTAAAGCGAGAGGGATTTACTCCAGCAGAACTCAAAAAAGTAGCAGAAGCAGCAGGATGTATCTATCAAAGTTCGTTTATTCTTCCTAACGGGGATAAAGTAACCGATTAATAATATGAAATACTCTCATACTCAAATTATAAAAACTAATTTCCCATTATGGGGCATTCCGCATACTGATCCTATTTATATTCTGGTTCCTTCTTCTATAGTAAATTCCGGAAAATCAGTCGATTACTATAACAATTCTGTTAATTTTTCAGAGATAGATAAAGATATCAAGCGCGGATTATACCAAATAGTAGCACCGATTCCTGATACAAATACCAAACAAATTTTCGAATCGTATATATTAGGATTAAAGAGTCTTCTTGAAAATTGTAATTATCAAGTTTTTAACGTTTGGGACTATGGATTGTTATATATTATTGAAAATACATTAATCCTTTATATTTCTATAAATATCGAATTTACTAATTCACTTGTTGTTGAAGAAATATTCGATGCTGGACATTATGATTTCGGAATAAAAAAATACACTCGCACAATTCCCTTGTGCTCTTACTGGGGATTTAATGGTATTTTGGGCTATTCAAATCCATATTACATAAGTAAATATGAACTAATTAACACTGCGTTTCCTAATCTACAAATAAATGATTTATACAACAAATGGGAGGGAATTCCGTATTCTTATGCACTATTCGATCTTAAAGAAGAGCCTTATCATGGGATTGCAATTTGTCATACCAATGCGAAACAAACTTTAAAAAAAATATATGACATTGGTTCAGATCTCTTGTTTGCCTGCGTTACATGTTCTAACCCAAAACACTTCAATACCTGGGCAGGATTAAAATATTTATTTACTTTTAATTCCGATATGCATACTGTTTTAACTGGTCGTTTGAATGGTACTTTTGATATTTCATGGAGAAAGAAAAATTTAGGAAATGGAAAACTCGGTATCGAAGAAAAAGGAATGTCATTTTGCTGGCTCACTGCATATATGAAATCTTATAATGATGTAGAATTATTAAAATCCATTGAAAAGGGAATGTATGCAGATATTGATTTATATGAATATTCAATTCCAGAAAACAAATGGAAATCAGAGCAACTTATGTTTCAATTAATAACCCAAATGTTTCCTAAAAAACCTGTTTACTATCAATATCGTGCCGATTTCTTAAAACAAGGAAACAGTCAATTGAGTTATGACGTTTTTATACCAAGTCTTCATCTAGCTTTTGAATATCAGGGGAAGCAACATTTTGAACCTATTGATTTTTTCGGTGGAAAAGATGGCTTTGAAAAACAACAATGGCGCGACAAGCAGAAACTCAAACTCAGCATTGAAAATCATATAACTCTTGTATACATCAATTATTGGGATGACTTAAACATTCAATTAATACAGCAACGAATCAAAGAAGCCCAGCGTAGAAATCAAATATAGTATATTTATCCAGGCAGCCAGTAGAGCGGCTGTGGTTCCCTGATCCTGAGCCTTGACAGGAGGGAATGCTTATGAGCGATTATGAGATTTTTATGATAATCCTGACGACAGCCAGCTTAATTGTATCTATCCTTACATACACACATAAGAAATAGCCGCCCTGCTCTCTGGTAAAGAATAGGCGGCTAAATCTTAGCTAAACATATTTGCCAGGACGGGGAACCTTGACTTCCCTTACTGGCTGTCTTGATAAGTATATTATATGCCAGTCCCCAGAATTTGTCAATTTCCATTTGCCCACACTCTCATCTGCTGCCGCTTCGCCTATTCAATTTATTGGGATCCTTCTCAGCATTTCCTTTATGCTTTTCCACACCGTTCATTGCTTTGTAATAATCGTCTATTTTTCTCTATTCTACCTTACCCTATACAAATATACTCTTGCACTGTTTCCATCCATTTTCACCTTGTTTTATGCCTGTACTCTGGGCAAATAAAGCATTTCACGCCGTACACTGTATATACCGCATAGCTTCCAGTCGATTCTTGCAGTCCTGGTAAATATCTTTGTAATTATGTCCTGCTGCCATGCCAGTTCTTAAAGTATGCGTTATCAAATGTTCCACCAGCGCCAGGTCATCTAACTGACTTCCGGCAGCAGTTGTCTTGTCAGTGATTCCTACACTCTTATATGCCAGTCTGGTATAATTGCTGTAATAGTGATCTGCGTGAGTGCTTCCCTGCACTCTGGCATATTCCACAAATTCCTTGATAACATCCGTCTCTGCTCTTCTGGTGATCCTCTCTTCCTGATCTGCTATCTGATAAGCAGCAGTATTCTTTTCATAAACAAGTCTTTCCATCCGATTGAACGCATCAATATACTTCCATTTCCAGGCATCTGCTTCTTTTCCAGTAAAACCAAATGCCAGGAACACAAAGCCATCTTTATTCAACAAATACTTTTTATTATATTTTCCGGAAGCATCTTTATACTTAGATGGCTTGATGCACTGAACGCAATTTTGCGTTGAGTCATTTGCCAATAAATTCTCTATTGCTCTAATGACATCTGAATGCCTTTTTCCAAATTTCTCCGCTACCTGTAAACTATCACATACTGCCTGTTCATTTTTAAGATATACTAAATCGTCTATGACAACGCTCCTTTCCGCTCTGCAATTATTTTTCCGAGCTATATAAGCCAATACTTCAAGTTTTTTCAAGTTCTATCTTGGAAATAACTGTATTGTTATGGGACTACATATAAAAAATCTCAACATTTCTCAACAACCATGAGTAAATATGTTATTGCTTTTCGGCTATATATGCTAAAACCTTATCATTTCTTATCATAATGCTGTTTCTCGCCGCTTCCTCGCCGCTTTAATTCCATTTCTCACGGGTTCGTCACGGCTTTGTGCGGCTTTCCTGCGGCTTCATTATCAATAACAAGGCTCCTCAAAATAGTGGATACCCCTTTTTATAACTTTTCACTGCTTCCTCACTGCTTCAATCAGACCAATACCGTAAAAATCAGTAATAACACATGACCGTAAATGACCGTATTTCTCATAATAGGTCTTTTATTGAACCGTAGGTTCGGCAGCAGGATTTTTATTAACTACCAGCATCACCGCTTCTACTGTTTTATCGGCTCATTTAGCCTTTTTATCTGCTCTCCCTTACAACTTTACCTCAAACACTCTACAATCGTTTCTCGCCCTGTTTTATCCTTGTGTTGCTGTATTTTCAGACCTATTCTGCCTCAGTCGTTCTCCCATCTGCTGCCGCTGTTCCTCTGTATACTGCCTTGGCGGAGAAATCCGAAGCCAGGATACCGGAACATGAGCACAAATGCTTCCGTCCTCGTTATCTGCAATGATCTGGCAATCATCAGGGTGCTTCTCTGCCAGCTTGCGGATTACTGACTTATACCGGCCCTGAGAGAATGTTAATGTTGCTTTAGTACCATTAGTCATAAATTCAATTGCATTTTCGTTACATCCATTCATAAAAATCTCCTTTTTGTTTTGTTCGTGTATTGTTCATGTTTTCTCTGTTCGCTCTTTGTTTACTGACTCATTAAAAGGTCATTTCTCGGGGTTCGCTCGGAGTTCGATAACATCTGAGTGCATTTTCTCGAAGTTCGTTCGAAGTTCATTTTTGAATCATGCGCCAGAATTTTAGGGACTCCGAAATCTCTGAATAGTCACCCGCGCGTTATCGCGTCAACGAATTCCCTACATTTTTTCATCTATATGCCGATAAATGTTAAGTTTTGTTAAGTTCTGCACCTCTATATCCGAAAAATATAAGGTTTTTTTAGGTTTTACCTATACATACAAAAATGTTAGCTTTTGTTAGGTTCCATGATCCATACAGAAAAATATATGAGGTTTTCTGAAGTTTTCATAGAAAGCCTCCGCCTATATGAGCCAAAATACTAAGTTTTACTAGGCAATCAAAGTACTAAATAATACTAAAGCTTTTGATTATATATGCAGAAATGCCACTATTTGCAACCTTATTCATCAGCTATATACTCTGAAGCTCCACCTTTTTCCACCCTATTCATCAGCTATATATAATCAAGTTCCACGTTTTTCCAAGATGGATTCCTTACACAGAGAAACAGACGGATTTGACAAGTTGCCGATCCGAGAAGATGTTAATATTTGCTAATATTTTCGGCTATATATGCTGAAATCGTAGGTTTCCGTAAGTTTTCCCCTATATAGAGTGATATGCGGGGTTTTGTCGGGTTCCTCCTATACAACCAATTATCTCAACAAATTTCAACATTTCCCTTATCCTGCCAATGAAAGAATGTTATTCTTTGTGAGAAAATCTTTAATCTGATCATATTCCCAGCCACAACCAATAAGTCCACTTACAAGCATTTCTTTCGACTGAATGAGCTGAAGTTCTTCTTCAGACAAATAATCCTGGATATTATCCTTTGCAGACAGTCCATATTCTTCCCTGAGCTGCTTTGCATTTTTACCGAATATTGCCTTGTAAATGGTGTTCGTATAAGTTGCATAGGCATGACCGTGCATCCGCTCATTTTCCATAGAAATTTTCAGGGTGTTCGTCAATGCTTGTCTGACTGCGATTCCTTTTACTCTTTAAAACGGATATCTATTACATGCCTTTAATGCCTCCCGGAACACAGCCAGCGTTTTCTTCCGGTATGCATAGAAATCTTTACGATCAAGTGGAACAAAGTTCTTTTTATTCATCTTGTCATAGCTCATTCCAATTACGATACAACAATAAAGTTCATCACAAACGTTCGGATACACTTCTGCTGCGCACTGTAACAACAATATCTTGTCCCTCATTTCAAGCTTTCGACAAAACTCATTAAATTTCTTATCTTCTTCCTCTGAAAAGCCATAATCTTCATAAGTTGCTTCCCTCGTAAGCATTTTTCTTCCTCCCTGTGTTCTCCCTGCCACACTTTTTAGCATGACAGGGAATTGCTTTATGCCAGTTCAAACGGATTTCTACCGCTTGTACTACGTCTTAATTTTGCTTCTTCAATAATTTCGTCAAATACTGTTCTACGATTGATTTGAGCAGTGAATCTGACGTTTCCACCGCCATTCTGCTGTCCGCCAGTTTCTTCTCGGACAATCTTTCTGAGCAGTGCTTCTGGCGTTTCAATGTTATTGCCCTGTTTCTGGTCACCAAGGACAGCCAAAAATTCACTTCTTGGTGGAATAACCGCACCTTTAGCTAGATACGGAATTGTATTCACCCTCGGCAAGCTCATATTGTAATAGCCCCATCTCCGGTTGCCCGTAGGACCCGTTACATCATAAGAAAAGCTGAATGCTCTTTCAATTCCAGACAGAGAACTATTAATATTTCCTATCGTGCTGTTTACTTTTCCAACAACATTATTCAATGTCCTTGTGATTCCACTGGTTGCATTTGAAATTCCATTTGCCAGATTGTTTCCCATCCTCGTTCCGATAGACTTCATCTCACGTGCCAGCCCTTCCAGGCTTCTTTCTGTATTCCGGATCATCTCAGAAATTATCTGTGCAATACGTTCACCGGCCCACTTCCATTTATTGGTCATGGTATTGTACTGACCGGAGAAATGGCTATCTACTGTTTTCTGCATCTCTCCAAGCTTCAGATTTGCATGCTGCTTCATCTGATCAAGGTTCTTATCCACCTCCGCTGCTGAATTGCCCCAGTTTGTCACTGTCGCTGTACTCACACCGCCGGAAGCGTCCTCTGCTGCTTTCTGGAGTCCTGCCAGATTCGTTTCTGCATCCGTCTTCATCTTTCTCGTAGAAGTCGTTACTGTCTGCTGCGCACCAACAATATTTTTGTCTACGCTGGTCTTTGTAGCCTGTACTGCATTCGGGAAGACCTCTGAGAAAATTCTTGCAGCAGTCTCAGTATTTCCGCCCATATTCTTAACTGCTGCCATGACGTTGTTATATGCATCCTGTGCAGTACCACCAGAATCCACTGTTCTTTCCAGTGCATTCAACAACTGTCCCTGTTCATCTGTTCCGAGGTGCATCTGATTTGTCAGATTTCCAATAACAAGCTTCAGATTATCATAGGATTTCTGAGCACTCTGGCTTCCAAGATTAATCTGACTTGCCATATTAGTTGTATTATTACCAAGTGTTTTAATGGATTCTGACAGGATATCAAACATATCATCTGTAATGAGCCCCTTCTGTCTCAATGTCTCGAATGCCTGTGTTGCCTGCTCAGATGTCACACCCATTTCACCCAGCTTATCAATAAGTTTCTGCGTTGCACTGGATTTTTCCTCAGCAGTCATTCCCTCTTTCTCAAGAGACTCTTTCAGATTCCAGATTTCTGTTGCAGAACCGGATATGATATCACCACGCCGCTGTAATGTCTGGATGAAATTATCCATAGTGTTTCCAAATGTACCACCGACACCATTACCGCCCTGCATGGTCTCTACCATTTTGGCAATCTCAGAAGTAGCTGCGGCCGCCGCAACACCCACACCGGCAATTAGCCCTGCAGTGCCTACCAGTGGGGTAATAGCTGATGCAAGGGAAGTAAAGCTTCCTGCCGCACCTTTTACTGCATTGCCTAAAAGTGTAGTCAGATTACCGGACAATTCTCCGATGGCTTCGGATCCGATCAGTTTCTTTCCGATTGCCTTTAGTAGTAATTTTACGAGGTCACTGATTCCCGTTATATCTGCAATCTTCACTGCAATAAACGCTTTACCAAGAAAAGCAGCTATCTTACCGGCTGTTCCGCTCGCCTCCATGCCATCAAACAGGCCTCCAAGCGATTTGACAACAGCTTTTATCACCTGCTTCAGGTGTCCAAGCCAGTCAACTTGTGTCAGCATATCTCCGACACCTTTTCCAAAAGCCTCCCAGTCTGTCTTTTCTGCCATATCCACTAGGGATCCGCACAGATTGTCCAGAAAAGCTTCCAGCTTACGTCCATTCGCTTTCCAGTCAAATTCCGATACAAAGGTATTGATACCACCGGCAATGTTATTTACCAGCTCTGACCAGTCAAAACGCTCTGTAAAGCTGTACAATGATGTGAATGCACCATTTAATCCGGTTGCCAGTGTATCTCCGATTTCCGAAAGAGAAAATCTTGATACAGCACCATTCAATCCATCCGCAACAGCCTGTCCAATTTCCTTATACGGAAGGTTATGGACCATCCCGTTAAAGATATTCCAGGCAATCATGAACCTGTTTCCTATGAGCTGTCCAAGATTATTCCAGTTGACTTCCCGAACACAGCCGGCGATTCCGGTTGCAAATTTCTTACCAAGGTTTTTCCAGTCAATTCCTGTAATCAAAAGATTCAGCGTATTTACAATCGTGTTGATACCGGCACCAACCGTCCGCCCCATCAAATCCCAGTCGATGTGATTTACCAGACTGTTAAATGTTCTGGTAAATGCATTACAGAATTTCGTTATCTTAGGGCCAACCTTTTTCCAGCTGATAGCATCATAGACTTTTTGAAGTCCTTTATTTATTCCACTGGCAATATAAGCTCCAAGGCCTTCCCAGTCTTCCGATTTAATGAGCTTCTTGATTTTATCCGCAATTCCTTTAATACTATTTGCAATCGGGACCGTTTCAAACATCTGTCCCGGTGTAGGTGCTTTGTATCCACCGGAATCATCTGTTCCTGCCCTCCCACTGGTTGAAGCTTTGTGCACCTCATCCAACGAAGAAAGATAGTCTTTTGTCTGCTTCGATGCCTTTTTCGCATTCTTCGAGGTCTTATCAAGACTTGCCGCATAATCTTCCTGAACGCCAACCGCCTTTACAAAACTGTTCTGTCCGGTCAGTGCCGCAACGAACATTCCCACATAAGTGATTGCCCTGGAAATCATATCAATAAATCTTGACATGATCGGAGCTACCACGGTGAGAACAGGTGCAAAGGCTGTAGCAAATGAGTTTTTCAGCCTCGTCATGCTGGACATCAAAGAGGATATTGCTGAATTGGTACTGTTAGAATACTGTGCCAGATTTTCAAAACCGGTCTTTACGCCATCACTGACAGCACTTATCGCCCGGAATACTCCTGAAAACAGCAACGACATTCCCAATAGCCGGGAAAGACTCATTCTCGACCGGTTTGTCTGCTTGTTCAGATTAAACATGTTCTCCACAGCTTTTTTCATCGCTGAGACCATGCTCTTGATCGAGGAACCGGCACTTCTCAATGCCGATCCCATATTTTTTACAACCATACCTACACGGGCAGCAGCTTTCTGAAGATTCTGCATCACCTGTACGAGCCGGCTGTTTTTCTGTCGGTATTCCTCAACTTTGTTTTTCAGATTATTGTACGATGAATACAACCTTCCGTTCATGCGTTCCAGCTTCTGTGATTCCGCATTGTATTTCTCAGCCGTACCCTTATACTCATCTGTCGATGCAGGATTTACATAGGCCCTTCCGGATGCCTGCATCTCTTTTTGTTTCCGCTGTAATCTGTCAATATCTGCCCAGATGCCATCCATCTGTTTGTCAAGCTCCTTAAGCGGTGCAGAATCTATTGAAAAGCCCATCTCCAGCCATTCACGCTGTTTTGTCTCAACCTTTTCAAACTCATTTTCCAGCGCTTTCATGTCGTCTTTGAGCTTTTTGTATTCCTCTGTCTCAATTCTGACTTTGCTCAGTTCTTCCAGCTTCGATTTTAACTCTGATACTTTACGTTCCTGCTTCTCGTAGTTCTGATACAGGTCCGTTATTGCTGTTATCTGCCTCTGGAAAGAACTTTTTGCTGAATCACCCATCTTCGATACCTGTGCGGATATTCTGGTCATTCCAGCCTTCACAGCGTTCATTCCTTTCGACACACCGCCGGTATCTATTCTGGTATCAATGATAATTGAACCATCTGCCATGTTATATCTGCCTCCAAACTATTTGAGGTTAAGCATCTCATTCAGCGTATCCTTGTACGCCTGCGCCTCTTCGCTGAGACGCGTTTTTATATCAATAATGTTCTTATTTTCTTGATAGAATTTCTTTTCCCATTTATCCAGACGTTCGCCTTTTACTTTTTTTGACCGGATTCCAACAACTGTGTTAAACAGGCACTCACCAGATTCCATAAAGTATCCGAAAAACGTCCACCAGTGCATATATGGTATGGATCTGATTTCTTTTCCGGCAACCTTGTTTACAGCCGGTACAATCATATCTCCGTCCTGTTCCCAGTCCATTAAACGGGGCTTTGGTCTGTTCGGGGCATCATCAGTCTGTCCACAGTCGATAAAGTCACAGGCTTTCTGACATGCTTCTGTCAGATCTTCAAAAGGAATATTCTGCCACTCTTCATACAAGATCTGTAACATAATAAATGTTTTTGCCTGCTGATCTAAATCTGAATCATTCATAGCAATAAGAATGTCAATAATTGCTCTAAAATCTGTTCTGATAGTGTAAGCCACCCCATTAATATTTAATGAGGTGGGCAGTTCATAAGCTCTCATCCAGTATATTTTTCAGTGTACTTTTTCATCCGCTCCTGCTGCGCCTTTTCCCTGGCATTCAGCTCTTTTTCAATAATTCCACCAATAACTGTAATAATCTGCTCTGCAAACATCTCACCGCTGTCGAGAATGGTAAACGGACTGGTAATCTTGAAGAAACTCTCTGATACAGGAGCACCAAACAACAGATCAATCTTTTCACCAGCTTCTTTTTCCAGATCTGGAAGAATCTCCTCGAAGTCTTTGTCTTTGATTTTGTCATTGATTCCAGTAAAAAACGCTGCGGCTTCTTTATATCGCTTTAAAATGCCGGCATCTGAAGGAATAAATCTGAACACGCCCAGATCATTTCCGTCCTGGTCTGCAATCTGGTATGTCTTCGCACCGGTCTGAACCACTACTTTTTCCATTAATCCTCATCCTCACTTTCCTGTTCTTCTGCTTTCAGCTGTTCTTCCAGCTCGTTAAGTTCTTTGATATTATCCATGCATTCAATTGCTTTATCCGCTGTAGCTTTCATGGAATTACGTACCTCATCGCTCTGCACGAAATCCGCATAAAGATCGCCAATATTCCCAATCGCATTAGCCAGAGAGCTAAACACGCCCTTCTGCAATCGCATTCTTTCCCTGTGCAAGCGTTTCTGATCTGAAATCTGTTTCTTTCTTCCCATGTCATTTTCCTCCGTTTTTTCTGTCATAAATAGCCGCCAGCTCACATACAATCACAAATAACAAAAGTGCAATAACTACCACCAATATCACCTCCGCGACAATGAAATATTACCTGTTACATATATTTTACCATCAAACCTGACCACAGTTGTGGTACATGTTTGCCCCATCTTGCACCGTTCAGTCTGGCATGATATGATGCATTACAAGGGTGACCGCCCTCATTACTCTTTCATACTGGCAGCAGGATTACTTCTTTTGGATTTCGTTTCTAAATCCCTGACAACAGCACAAAGAAGGTCCTCACATAACCGAGAATGATGATAATTCTTCCGTAACACTTCTAATTCTTTCATCATTCCCTGCCAGTAGGCATCATCTTCAGGTCTACCCGGAGGATACAGCTTTTTGTATAACCTCCAGCAACTCGTGAAGATGTCATATATCTGCTTTAATTCTTCTTTATCGTTCACTGGTTACTCCTCCGGCATGATATAGACTCTTTCTTTATCTTCATTCTTTTTTAACATATCCTCTGCAATTTCCTTTGCACGTTCCTCATTTTTATATGTGCCCATAACTTTAAAAGAATTTGACACAAATCCTCCATACACGATCGCTGCTTTTATCTGAGCATCGTCATAAGGTGCAAGTAATATTTGTATTCTTCCGGAATTAAAATCAGTAACCTCGCTTAAATTCTGCATTAAAATTTTCATGTTCATTATCCTTTCCGGCGGTAATCCGCCTATAAAATCCATTACAAAATCCAACTACAGACTACAACTACAATCGTTCCAAAAAGTTTAAAGTTTTCTTTATACACCCTTATATCCCTATATTATTATCTTTTATATATTTCTTTTTATAGAATGTAGTTTTTGTAGTTATTGTAGAAAAGCCCATAAATGCTGGGGTTGAGCTGACTACATTCTAACTACAAAGTTGACTACATTCTTTCAAAATCGCCTACTCGAACGGTATTTCCATTTGTTCTTGTTTAGGAACTGGCACAAAGTCAGAATAGTTTGTAGTTTTTTCCGGTTCAGTTTGTAGTAACATCTTCTGGAACCCTCTCTGACTTCCATACTTAGGAAATTTGCGTGGAGTTTTCATTCTTTGCCATCCTGGTACCTTTGCAATAATACTGTTTATCTCCGATGTCTGATAACTTTTTGGAGAAATGCTTTCTTCCAATGCTTCAAACCATATTTCTCTTGCACACACCTGAGTTTTTCCTTCCAAGTAGTCCAGAATAATTCCACGCTTGCCATCATCTGCCATATTTGCCTCTTGAAGCTCTTTAGCCTGCTGCATACAGTTTTCCGGAAATATCAACTGTGGATCTTCGTTTTTCCAAATATGCACTGCTTCCGCCCATGCCTGTTTTATATCGTCCATAGCTTCTGGTATAAAAAGGCTCTTAAATGGTTTTGTAACGCCTGTGTGAATAATAAGAAAACGCCTGTTTCCTGTTTCATCCTGCAAGAAATCATCTTTATTAGTTGTCCCGGCGAATACACACTGCCTGTAAAATGTATCAGCCCTACGCTCATAAGGGATTCTGTATTTGTCCTGTGTGGCTGTCAGGAATCGCTTTACACTCTCCACACCGCCCGCCGTCCTTGCCAATGATTTAAGCTCTGCAAGCTCAATTATCCATGAGCCTGTAAGGGACTGTACCGCTTTATCTGAATCCAAACTATCCAACGAATCATTGAACCAGGAATCGTCCAAAGCCATCAATTTCAGAAACGTACTCTTGCCAATGCCCTGTGAACCCTGTAAAATAATCGTATAATCAAATTTATTTCCAGGTTTATACACTCTTGAAACAGCACCCAGCATCCAAAGGCGCATAACCTGATATGTATAATCAGAATCCTCTGCACCCAGATACTCCGGTAATAGTTTTCGTATATGTACTTCTCCATCCCATGTAAGGGAATCCAGCAATTCTCTTACCGGATGGAACTTATTACGCATAGAAACATTTTTCAACGCATCTGCAAAGTCCTGTCGGCTTTTAAGCCCATAATCAGCCTGTATCAGTGAAAATAGGGCTGAATCATCATGACTGCTCCATGCTCTGCAATTATTCTCATTTTCCCATGGTACGCTACCATATAGGTAAGGTTGTTGTGCAAACTCATTAAGGCGGATTTTTCCGCCGAAACGACTGTCTTTATCCATAACGACTTCAAAATTATGTACAAGCTGTTTTACGCTTTTTACATTTCCATCTTCATCATAGTTACAGTCGAGGAATTTAAAGACTAATGCTGGACCTCCAGCTACTTCGTCCTTGCTTTTTTGTGTTACGGCTCGTTTTTTGCCTACATCCTGCTTCTGATCTTGCTGAACTTCTGCACAAATGCTTTCTGTATCATCACCTGTTTTTATTAAATTTTTAAATTCTTCAACAGTATGTCCCGCTTCAAAATAATCGGTTATATCTGCTTTTGGCGTATTTGGCATTGGAACAATTATCTTAATGCTCTTGACTACGCCCTTTAGGTCTTTTACAACAGTAGATGCCAGCTTTCCCCCCGGCTTATCATTATCAGCTAGAACAATTACATTCGCATTTTGAAAAAGAATAGAAGCATCTGACTTCCAGTCTCCTGATCCGCCGCAGGTAACTGCTGTATATCCCTTTTCCATCAGCGTATTTACATCTTTTTCACCTTCCGTATAAAAGATTGTCTCCTGACGATCTATCGCTTCCTGAATTGCAAAAACAGAACTACCATAAATGGCAAAAGTATCCTTTGCTTTCTTCTCTAACTTGCATTTAATATAATCACCATTAAGCGTTCCATAAATCAGGGTCTTGTCCCATATCAAAACCTCATCACCATTATCATCTTTTTTCTTTATCTGGTGCATTACCCGCACTTTAGTGAATGCATAGCCTAAATATTCCCCTTTGAGACTAATCAAAGAGTAGTTATAATGCTCAATATATCGACATTTTTTCTTCTCTTCCAAATAGTTAATCCATCGCGGATGAGATGACTCCTCATCTTTATTTTCTACATCTCTAATTTGAAAAAAATTGACAATCTCATCAAACGATTCTTTGAAATCTATCCCTTCAATATGTGAAACCAATTTGAAGATATCGCCGCCAACATTTCTCCCAAAATCATTGAATGACTGAGTGTCTGTATACAACTGAATGCTCGCAGTTCGTTCTCCCGGATACTTGTACTTCCCGTCCTGTTTTTCCAACTGCAGCAAAGACTCTGCAACATCACGGATGGATACCTGTTCTTTTATCTTCTGGAGATCACTCAAGTTCATCACGCTCCAGTTCGTCCAGTAAACTTCTCGCACTCTCCAACGCTCGCAATGTATTCTCTCCTCGGTTCTCAAGTGTGCGAATAAACTTTCGAATTTCTATTGTGTCTCCTGCTGCCGGAAGATAATAACCTCCAGGCGGAGTTGTGTTTGATAATATGACTTTGCCAGCCTTGCGTTCTGCTTCGATCTGTTTCTGAAGCATTCGAACACTGGAAAAATGGCATTTCGCAGTAAGATACTCCGGTGTTAGTGCATTTTCTTTACCTGGTAGCAGATGTTCATATACGTTCGTAGAATCACCCCCTCTCTTCATCAGCCTTTACAATTTTTATCTATATAATCATAAAGAACTGGCATATCAATCCGAACTGATTTTCCAAATCGCGCAATCGCATTTGCTTCACCAGCTATCTTCATAAGCGTATTTCTACTTACATTTACTAAGCCACAAGCCGCCGGAACTTTTTGATATCTTCCATTGCTATTTTCTTTTAATGCCCTCATTTTCTTTTCTCCTTTCGAAAATCATATTTTATTATTTTTAATTTTCTATTTTATCTTATTATATCATTATGTCTAGACGTTCACAATATTTTATGTTAGAGTAGTATAGAAATCTATTTTTATTATAATTTCAATTTTCTAATCAAAAAAGGGGGATGTATTATGTATAACTACAAAACATTACATAAGCTTATCAATAATGGATTGTGCTATGCTTATATGGATATAAATAATTCAACAATTTCTTTAGATATTGACACCAGAAAATATTATGACGATAATTCAGATTTTCATTATATTGAATTCAGTGAAAATGTGATTCAATTTCCATTAGGAGAAAATTTATTCAATTTTCTTTCATTACCGGATGAAACTTTATGTTTTCTGCAAAACTTGTCAGGTGAAAATTCCGGACAATGGGACGGTCTCCACGCAAATGACGAAGAACAAGAATACCTTGCATCTTTAGAATGTATTTATTTATATATCTTATATTACTCATTTTGTAGATACACTCTTAGCTTGCCTTATAGAACAAGCTTAATTAACATAAAAAAAGAATTTGATTTTGCTTTGAATTTCTGCTGCAATACCTCATTTTTACCTGAATTATCAGCACTGTCAGCGCTCGAGAAATATTATATTTATAACGAACTTTATAACGATAACTACTTGACAAATATAAAAAAAATTGAACGGAATGGATTTGTTTTTTTAGAATCTAACACACCTGTTCATGAACTAAATATGCTAGAAAGAATGGATTGTTCCAATGAAAAATATCGTCACTATAATGGGCAAGAACCTATTATTGACAAACCTTCCCTCTCCCCAAAAGTCATTTCCGAATTAAAAAAATTAAACGTTTCAACAACTGTCAGATACCAATATGACAACTTGCATGGTTATTTAATGGAAGAATTGTATGCTCTTATTCAATTAAATGTTCAAGTAAAGAAATGTGGTCGATGCCATAAATATTTTATACCTAAAGGAAAATATGCAACTGAATATTGCGATAGAGTACTGCCTGGCGAAAAATTCTCATGTAAAAAGTTGGCTGCTAAACAAACAAGAAAAGCAAAAGTTGACTCAACCCCTATTCTTCAAGAATATCAACGCGCCTATAAAAGGATGTATGCTCGTGTAACTGCAAAAAAAATATCTCAAAAAGATTTTAAAGAATGGTCTGATAATGCCTCTCACGAAAGAGACCGCATAATTGCCACTTATGGATCAACTCCTTCCATAGATATTATCGCATCATTCAAAAATTATTTAGGAAATCGTTAAATTGTAAAAAGCACCCAATACCTCCTGATTTCCTCCTAAGTAGATCCGGTTATTTACCTTGTCTACTTAAGAGGCATCAAGCCATAGGCATTGAGTGCTTTATTACGCGTTCGATATTCTGTTTTCAAAACAATATATTATAGGAAATTCTAATTATCCTTAAATAACCTTTCACTTTTTTCTTTACCTTTTATTGCATGATGAACAATATATATTCCTGTTAAAAGGATCAGCAGTCCTTTGGGTCTGATGATGTCCGCTCTTTCCATTCTCTCAATTTACATTATCCTTTATATTCTGTTTTTCTCTTGCATTTTTTAAGCATTCTTCATAACATTCCAACATTCCATTTGTCCCCTCTAAAATAGCTAAGCCAATTGCAAAACCTACAACGTATTTTTCTGACCAAGTTTGGTTAAAAAAACTAATAAAGTTCATAAGTGCCGAATACCAATAGAACATCCCTTTAAATCCATAGACTATTGCTAATTCAAAATGTTTTTTCTTCTTTTTCCCTATAACCAGACTTATCGCTAAAATTATCGGAATTACTAAATAACTCACAACAAATCCTATATCCATCCCCAT